CATTACAAGTGGCGTTAGGGTTTCCAAGTCCTCGAAGGTTGGCGAGTTCTCTTATGGATTCGCGTCTCAACGTTTCTCTGGTGGAGGAACGACTAAAGACCTCTGGGCTGGTTACGAATTCGGATCTAATCGTTATGCTCAGTTCCCAAGACGAACCCCTCGCAAAGGTCGAGGAAATTCTGGCTATTTCATCTATCCAGCACTTCGCAAAATTCAGCCTGAATTAGTCAAAAAATGGGAAGAAGCATTTTCAAAGATTCTAAAGGAATGGGATAAATAATGGCAGGAAGTAGAACACTCAAGTTATCCATCCTTGCCGACGTCGATGATTTAAAAAAAGAACTTGGTAAAGGTTCTAAAGAAGTAGAAGGCTTTGGCGGTAAGTTAGATAAATTTAGCGCGGCGGCTAAAGCGGCATTTGCCGCGGCTGCTGCTGCTGCTGCTGCTTACGCAGTAAAACTGGCAGTTGATGGCGTCCAAGCCGCAATCGCCGACGAAGCTGCTCAAAAGCGTTTAGAGGTAGCCCTCAAGAATGTCACCGATGCCACAGATGCTCAAGTGGCAGCAGTTGAAGAACAAATTCTAAAAACTTCGTTAGCTACTGGTGTGGCTGATGACAAACTTCGTCCGGCATATCAACGTTTAGCAGTTGCGACTGGCGATTTAGAAAAATCTCAAAGCCTTTTGACCCTCGCTCTTGATATTTCCGCTGCTACTGGCAAAGACGTTGAAACTGTTTCTAATGCGTTAGGTAAAGCCTACGAAGGTAACACCGGAGCCCTGACTCGTTTAGGAGTCGGTTTATCAGCAACAGAAATCAAAACCTTGGGTCTTGAAGGTGCCATTACTACTCTAAGTAAAACTTTTGGCGGCTCGGCTGCTACACAAGCCGAAACGTTTCAAGGCAAAATGGCTAGAGTTCAAGTTGCTTTTGATGAAGCTAAAGAAACTCTTGGAACTGCCCTTCTTCCAATTATTGAAAAGTTTTTCAAATTCATTGTTGAAACTGGAATTCCAAAACTTCAAGAATTCAAACGAATTGCCATTGATCCAGTCATCAAGGCGTTCAAAGATAACGAGCAGGCTTTGAAATCGATTTACGAATTCGGGAAAGATACTCTAGTTCCTTTTATAACCTTTACTTTGGGCAACGCAATCAAAGGTCTTTCAACTGTTGCGAGCGGTATTGTCAAAGCGGTTTCTATTGCCCTCAAAGCTCTCGAGCCAATTATCAATGCGGCAATCAAAGGCATCAATGGAGTCATTCGCGCTAAGAACCTTCTCACTCCGGGCCCTGATACTCCAACAATTAGTCCAATCAGTTTTACGTCCGGCGGAGCTTCTACTGGATCTAACACAGTCGCTCCGGGTGGCCTTCCATTTGGCGGAAGCGTTCCCGGAAAACCCGAAGCTGGCGGTGGAGGAAATCTTATTGCCGGAGGAACAGGTACGGGTTCGGGAACGGCGACAGCAGGTTCAGCTATTTCCGGAGCTCCAGTTTTCACTATTCCTGAACTTGGTAATCCTAGCCAATTCGTCCGCGACTTTATTGGCTTTACGCAAACGGGAAGCGGAGCATTTGGCGGTCGAGGCGATTTACGTCCAGACGACGGCGGCGGAGTCACCATTGTCGTTCAAGCTCCAAGCGTTATTGATGAAGAAGGATTCACTCGCGCAGTCGTTTCCGCTCTGAATAATTCAACTAACCGAGGAACTACCGGAGCCGGTGGCTTGAGGACTCAAGCGCAGATCCTATGACCTTTTGGACTCCGACTTGGCGCGTCAAAGCTAACGGCACAGACGTTACAGATATTGCCCTCACTAACCTTTCCATTACTTCTGGGCGTACTGATTTCAACTCTGACACCTTGCCCAGTTATTGCTCGCTGACTCTCATCAATACGACCAACGCGGTTTATAACTGGTCAATCAACACTTCAATCTCCATCGAAGTTCAAGACTCAAGTGACACTTACGTTCCCATCTTTGGCGGTCGTATTTCTGACCTTGCTATTGAAGTCAATTCCTCGGGCAACACCGGCACAGTCACTCGAGTCAGCATTACCGCCCTCGGAGCGTTGACCAAACTTCAAAGAGCTTTATTCGATGGAAACTTGATTGAAGGGTTAGACGGCGCACAGATAACCCAGCTCCTTGCCGATTTACTTCTTGCCGCTTGGAACGAAGTCCCGACGAGCCTGACTTGGGCCGATTATGACCCTACTGAGACTTGGGCTAATGCTGGCAACGTTGGACTCGGAACGATTGACGCTGGCGAATACACATTAGTAAGCCGACAAATTACGGATCAATATCTCGCCCCTATTGCCTCAAGCATTTCTAAAAGCGCACTTGGCTATCTCTACGAAGACCCACAAGGCCGCATTTCTTACGCCGACGCCAGCCACCGACAGGATTACCTCGAAGCCAATGGCTACACCGAACTGGACGGCTTCCACGCCCTCGGCTCGGGCATCTCAGCAGTTACTCGCCAAGGCAATCTCTTGAACAGCCTGACAGTCAATTACGGCAATAACTTCAATTCCGCCTACACTTCAGAAAATCTGACCAGCCAATCAAACTATGGTCTCTACGCCGAAGAATTTCAGTCTTACCTAAAGAACGCCTCCGATGTCGAAGACTTCGCCGATAAGGTTATTGCCCTTAGAGCTACTCCTTACGCCGAGTTCAAATCAATTACCTTCCCAATCCAGAATCCCGAAATTGACGACGCTGACCGCGACGCACTCCTTGGCGTATTTATGGGCCTACCAGTCGCCATCAATAACCTTCCGGCCAATATCTCGGGCGGTTCGTTTCTAGGTTTCGTCGAAGGCTGGTCATTTAGAGCATCAGTTGGCGGCCTTTATATAACCCTGAATCTCAGCCCAGCAGAGTTCAACACATTTACCGAGGCTTGGGAGGACGTAGCACCTTCCCTTACTTGGCAGACCATATCCGCTACACTTACTTGGCAGAACGCGATAGGAGTTATTAGCTAAATGGCAACGACAACGAATTACAGCTGGGCAACCCCAGACGATACAGATTTGGTCAAGGATGGCGCTTCTGCTATCCGCACACTCGGATCAGCAATTGATACCACAACTAAGAATCTTAATCCCCAAACTACAACTGGTGCTCTTGCTTATCGTTCGGCAACTGCTAATGTAAATACCGCATTACCTATTGGAACTGCTGGACAAGTATTGCGAGTCAATTCCGGTGCTACTGCTCCAGAATGGGCTGCGACTGATGCTGGCGGCCTAACAAAAATAAGTGTTACTTCTTTTACGAGCGTTAGTGCTATAAGTTTAGCAAATGATAGTTTTACAACTACTTATAATAATTATTTAGCTTTGATAAAAATAACAGGCAGCTCTTCTAGTGGTTTTTTGGCCGCTAAATTAAGATTATCTGGCACTGATGCAACTGGGTCTGATTATTATTACTATGGAGATGCTCGCAATGCACAAAGCGGAAGTATTGCTGTAAGTGCAGCTTCCACTAATGTTGGATTATTTTTTGGATATTATCAAAGCACTTCCGGGTTATTGCCAAATGTTCATAAAATTGAAATATATAATCCAAAATTGGCTGAACGCACTTCATTAATTGGCCACTCTGCTTCTTCCAATAATGATGTTATAAATCAAATGGCTTGGGTAAATGTTATGGGATTTCATAGCGTAGCTACCGCCTACGACAGTATGAGCATTGTTGCAAGCGCTGGTAATATAAGTGGCACCATAACTCTATACGGATATGAGGTTTAATATGTCTGACATTTATATTCAAATTGGAGATAAAAGAGTTTTAGCACAAGGCGAAACTTTGGCTTATATTTTAGAAAGTCAAAAAAATATGCAAGCTGAAGATTATGCCAAAGCCCAAGCCAAGGCCGAAGCAGCCGAGGCAAAGTCAGCGCTATTAGATCGCCTTGGAATAACTGCCGAAGAAGCAAAACTTCTTCTTTCCTAGCACAATCTTTATAAATTATGTCTTGGAAACTATCGAGAGCCGCAGTCCAACTGCGCGAGCAAATCGACGACTGCTATCCAGAGCGTTCGCGTAAGAGCGACGGAGCTTTGGGGGATGCTCGTCATTCAGCCAGAAAATCGGATCATAATCCGGACGCTAATGGCTGGGTCAGAGCTATCGATATAACAGCGATTCTAGGTGATAATTTAGACGAAACTGCTGATCTCGTAGAGCAAATACGAAAGTACGCTAAACGAGCCAAGCGTAAAAGAATCAGTTACGTCATATATAACGGCAGAATTGCTTCCCCTATCCTGAATTGGAAATGGCGGAAGTATCGGGGCAGTAATCCACATAAAGCGCACTTCCACGTTTCATTCACCCAGTTGGGAGATGAAGATGGAAGTTTCTTTGAAATCCCGATGCTTGGAGGAAACGATGAACGATCTCAAGAAAATGGCCGAAAGCTGGGCGAAGACCTTCCTAGCGACCGCACTAGCGACCTATCTAGCGGTGGGCCTAGATGTCGATGCAATTGCAAATGCGGCTCTAGTATCAGTCTTGCCTAGCATCATCAACTGGCTGAACCCTAATTATGAGCGTTACGGCAAAGTTCGATAATGGCCGCCTCTGAGTTCGCGGCGACTGTCGCCTCCGTTCTCGGATCGATTGGCCTACTGATTGCCGGTCTGAGATATATCATCAAATTAGAAAATCTGCCCATTGTGTCGCGCCTCGACAAGATGGAGAGTCAGTTAGAATTAGCACTCTCGGCGAAAGTGAGCAGAAATGGGACAGGCAAAAAAGCGCGCTAAGAAGCCAGTCAAGAAGGTGGCAAAACGTCGCAAAACGACGAAAGATGTCCCATTGACTCGTTTAGATTTCTGGGCTATTGCCTGTAATGAAGTCTATATGGCTTGCCGCCGCGCTGGGATGGATGAGGGGACTGCCCTCGCTTTTGCTATGGATCGTAGCTCGTACCCTGAATGGATAGTCGATAACGGCAACCCAATGTTCAAGCCTTGGGACGAAGACGAGGACGAAGACTAATTTACCTTCGCGAGGTCGAACTATTTGAGGCACTCAAGGCCATCTATCCGGACTTGACGCCACTATCGGCGACCGACCGAGCTGACGGCATTACCAGCGATTCCTATATTGAGATGAAGTGCCGACGCACCCATTACGACACTCTCATAATCGAGAAGAAGAAGTGGGATTACTTGGCCGATATAAGGGCTAGGACGGGTGCTAGGACGCTTTATATCAACGCGACGCCTAAAGGTGTCTATCAGTTTGACTTAGGGGCTCTAGAGGCTCCTGAGTGGCATTGGAAGGCCCTTCCCGATAAGACCGACTTTGCCAACGCTGGGAAGGTTCATAAGCTCTGCGCCTTCCTACCAATCCGACTCGCCGAGCTCCTACTTGTGTAAATCCATTTAGGTAATTACATTTATCCCACTAAATCCATTTAGAGGATTTGGAAGGGAGAATAAGTGATAAATAATCCGAAAGTAATTAGATTTGATTCTACTTCGGGAGCTTGGTCGGATGGTAAGAATTACGTCAAGGGCCAGATTATCCGCAGAT